TACGATTACACCAAAATCAACAATCGCAAAGTTGCACATATTCCAAACTATCACCTGACTTTCTCTAAAGCAGATGGCAATGATATGGATACTCGACTTGCAATTTCAAATGGTATGAATGTCGCAGTTGTATTCCACAAAGTGCCAGAGACATATCTTGGTCGTCCAGTTATCAATGGCGATGAGACTGATCTTCGTTTCTTGGATCCTAAAGGTGTTATCGTTGGTCTCAAAGCCAAGGGTAAAGCCAAGAAAGATCTTTCTGGATTCGTGGTATGATATGTGGGCACTCATCTTTTTGGCTTCTGTCACACCATTGAATTATTCTATACATTCAACTTATTCTTCTGAATCGGAATGTATTGAAAAGTTGACTTACTATAACAATGCATTTAAATATGCTGATAGTAAAATGACTGCTCACTGCAGACTTAAAGATAAAGTGAAAGTACGATCGAGTACAATTGTTGTGTTTAAGGAGACGTTAAGATGATGAAATATATTATTGGATTTGCGATGGGTTTAGTTGTTGCCACTGTAGGATTTAGCAATCTCGCTACATTCGCAGATCGACAAGTTGATAATGCTAAAGTGATTATTAAGGAGAATGTGAAATGAAAAAGAGTATTATATCAATGGCGATTCTTGCCATATTTGTAACTGGATGTGCTTCAAATAAAGCACCTGAACCTGTTGTCAAAGTCGAGAACAAACTTGAACAGAAACCTGATATTAAGAAAGCAGAAGCAGAGTTTCTTGAAGCATCTGGAACTGTTCAACTTCAGTTTTCTGAAGAAGGTGAGTGGCTTGTCATCAAGACATCTGGAACTGCACCAATTAATTTTAATCATGCGCAGGGTCGAGAAGATGCATTTGTTCTAGCAACAATGCGTGCCAAACGAAACTTAATTGAATTTTTGAATAACGATATTAAGTCTGGTAAAGCCCATGAGTCTATTACTAAAACTGCATTAAAAGATATTGTTACTAATAAGAATATTGAAAATAAGTCCAAGAACAGGGAGACTAAGTCTGATGACATCTTTGGATCAGATGCTAATAATGATAGCACTCAATTTAGTGAAGAAGAACGTACTCGTGCGAATAAAATTTCACAGTCTGTAACAGAGACCCTTGTTGATAACTCTCAGGGAATTCTTCGTGGTGCATACGTATCTAAACGTGATATTGATCGTGAAACAAATATGGTCTCAGTGACAATGACTGTCTCTAAGAAAAGTATCAATACAGCTGCAAATGTTCGAACGATGATGAGTGGTTTCTAATGAGAAAAACTCTTCTTGCTCTGGCATTCATGTCAGCATTTGCTTCTGCTGAAGAAATTACTGTGACTGGTTATGGTACAAACTATAATGCTGCATTAGAGAATGCTAAAGTGTCTGCTCTTGAGAAAGGTGCTAGCACTTTTCTTATCGGTGAACGCAGAGCCAGAGATGGTAAAGTTCAAGAAGATATCACTCAGTATAATGGTGGGATAATTCGTAAATATTCGATTTTATCCCACCAACAAATACCACTCGGTTATGAAGTTACTATTTTAGCTGATGTTATAACGAAAAATAATAATATTAAAAAACAGTTATATACAGATCAACTACAAGATTTTAAAGAAAAGAAAACAGTAATAATCCAACTTAACGATATGGGTAAGGCACTTTATGCCAGTATAAGCAAACCAACCTATGTTATTATGGATAATTATACTAAAGTTTCTATAAATATAGATTTATCATGGCAACCAAAATGGATAAGTGACACCAAAGCATTTATCTCAGTGATCAATGATGGGGGAACGATAAGCAACAATACAACAGAAAATATTGCTACTAGTGTATTAAGCACTATGACATCCTATTATGGCGTATTTGTTGGAACACTTGGTGGATTAATGGTTGCTTCTACTGCAACATCTATTCCAGAAAACAGTGACCAGATGATGGTATGTTTTGATGAAGATAAGTGTTCAACTGTTGATTTACACATCCCCAAACAACCCAAACTTGTAATAATGGGTGATAAAGATGTAATATTACACTCGGTTCTCTTTAATACATCTCTCTACAGTCATATAGAAGCAGGAGATGTTGTTAAAAGTGAATGGTTGAATAGGTATGAGAAGAAATACCATCAGCCAGCAGTTAGAATCCATGAAGAAGTTATCCAAAGAATTCCCTTGACTTTTATCGTAAAAAACGATATAATTAAGTCTGTGAAATCCTTAAATGTTTACGTGAGATAATTATGCAAATGATTTACGCATCTTCAAAGAAGCCCAAAAAACGCAAGACAACGGCAAAACAACGAGAGTTGCAGTCGTCATGGGAAACCATGTTAAAGAAGTATGCCACAAAGACGATTGCACCTAAACAACAATCACTCAGTGAAGTATACTCGCTCGGGAAACCTGCTGGTCGGGAGACCCCTAAGATTCCGAGTCTTCCATTCAGTGGTGCACCATGCACTAAAAAAGACTCACCAGTCTACACTGGATCTCTAATTAAGGGTATTGGTACTATGCATAAATCAAATGCCATACCAATTTTTAGTGATGAACAAGCAGTTGAAATTGCAACAATGAGGAGATAGTATGAAAACTTTACAACAACAAGAAACCGAAGCAGTCTTAGCAATGGGTGAACAATTAAAAATTTATGAAGAACAAATTGATGTTCTCAAGAAACGAATCGAGAAACTTGAGTCTGATAATGAAGCCTTAGTTATGGATGTTGCATTCTACGGTGGTAACTTGCTTAACTTGTCTTGCAATAATAAATAAGGTATAATTATGAATAACTTTGAACTGGCTAACCTACACTTCAAATATCAAGATCTGCAATTAGAGGTTATGAAATTGGATAAATTTTTCACGATGTACTTAGATAAATTTTCTAAAAAATTAGATCCTGAAAAACCAAATACTCCAATCTGGAAATTATACAAACAAAAAACGAAAGAATATCATGATCTTTGCAGAGAACTTCGAATCACCGAATACTACATTAAAAGAAAAACCAATGTTTAAAACAGCCAACGAATTTTCAATGCATATTGAAGAAATTGTTCGTGATAAAAGATTGTCTTACATGGATGCTGTCTTGGAATACTGCAAAGAAAATTATTTGGAACCAGCAGATGTTGCATCTCTAATAAATAAATCTCTAAAGGATAAGATTGAAATGGATTTTAGAGAGTTGAACTATCTACCTAAACAGGCAAAATTGGATGTGTGATGGATGGCTTTAAAGCGTATCGTTATTACCTAGCGATCAAACTTCATTTCACTTCTGAGAAATTTAACGTCTTCGAAAATAGAGGTAATGTTAAAGGTACACGTGAAGCATTCACCGCCAGAAATGATAGATATATATTCGAGAAACTTGCCAACAAGTACAACGATGATAGAGAAATTATTCAGTTCTTTGTTGCAAACTTTGCTTACGGTAATGAGTCTGCGATATATGAAGGACAACAGGCAGAAGAAAATCTTGTCGAATGGATTAAACGAAAACAGTCAATCACACAAAGGTTCATTGATGACTTAGCTACTATATTAACACATACTGAGGTAAATAGGTTACCACAAACATCTATATTCAACTTTATTGATTCTGCATATCCAGTTACATTAGAGTTGTTTGTTGGAGGTAAGGTATCGATAGAAACTCTTAGGATTATAGATGATTTTTATCCGATAATTGCAAAATGGCAAGATAATACCTCTATTAAATATATTTGGAATCAAGAATTGTTGAGAATTAAAAAGTTGACTGGCTTCGTTAAATACGATAGAATTAAGGCTGAAAAGATCTTTAGTCACTTCATGGAAGAAATCGAGAATTGACATCATGGGCAAGACATATTATAAGTCATCGAAATCAGATGATGATAGTTTTGGTGGTCGTTCAGGGAAACCTGCCAAACATGCTAATGGTCGAAAGACTGGTGGTATGAGAACGATAAATAGTTATGTTGAAGAAGATTATGATTTAAACAATGAAGACTTTGATGACGACATTGAACTAGATGATAAAATACAAATCGACCATACTAAAAATAAACCGTAATATTAATACAAAGGAAATACGATGGACATTCAAACACTCCGCAAAATGCGCAATCAAGACTTCGGAAAAATCTCTGGAGAATTCGACAAGATTGCTAATCCCCAAACCGAAAAGAAATCATATTCAGACGATCGCTTCTGGCGTCTCGAAGGTGACAAAGCTGGCAATGGCACAGCAACTTTCCGATTCCTACCACGTGTAGAAGGTGATGAACTCCCATGGGTTCGAATCTTTTCTCATGGCTTCCAAGGTCCAACTGGAAAGTGGTACATCGAAAATTCTCTAACCACTCTTGGTGAGAATGACCCTGTTGGTGAGTTAAACACAACTCTTTGGAACTCTGGTTCTGAAGCCAACAAAGAAATCGCTCGTAAACAAAAACGTAAGTTGTCATTTATTGCCAACATTCTCATTGTGTCTGATCCAAAGCATCCAGAGAATGAAGGTAAGGTATTCTTGTTTAAATTTGGCAAGAAAATCTTTGATAAGATCATGGACAAAGCACGTCCAACTTTCGAAGACGAAAAGCCTGTAAACGTGTTTGATTTGTGGGAAGGTTCTAACTTCAAATTGCGTATGCGTAAGAAAGATGGCTACGCAAACTATGACGAATCTTCTTTTGCTGATCCAGCACCTGCTGCTTCTGATGAAGACTTGGTTCGTATCGTAAATGCTCAGTACAAATTGTCTGAGTTTACTGATCGTAGTAACTTCAAGTCTTATGATGAGTTGAAGAAGAAACTAGATGCAGTTCTTTCTGGTGATTCTTTTGCTGGTAAGTCTGCTGCACAAATGGCTGAAGAAGAAGATCGTCCTGTTGCATCTGCACCAAAGATGGCTTCTAAACCAGCACCTGTGTCAAAGTCGATGGATGACGATGAAGATGTTATGTCTTATTTTCAGAAGATCGCTAAAGAAGACTAATTAGTTTTTACCAAAAAGAAAGGGGACGAAAGTCCCCTTTTTTATTATGCGAATTTAGATCGTAACCAACTACTTGCTGATGACTCAGGATTTCTTATCGCTGGTCTTGTTACTTGCGTTACATTAGAGTTGTTTGTTACTGGTGCATTTACTGCGACAACGCCACCACCCTTAGCATTTTGTCCTTTAACTTCTGCAGAAGTGTCTGCATTCATTTTAGAAGCATTGGACACTTTAGTACCATCTACTTGCATGGCACCACCAGCTGCAACGAATGCTGTTGCTTTTAGCCATGGGAAGTCATTGACAGCATCCATTCCACCCTTTGGAATTTTACCGAATGCTACCATAGCACCACTCAACTTATCGAGTCCCATTGCTGCTTTCATCACACCTTCGCCATTTTGACCAATTTTAATCAATTGTTCAACAGGGCTATCAGTACCAATAGTTAATAGTCTACCAACTAAGTTTCCGATACCAGCAACTGCCTGACCAGCACCAAATGCTGCCATGGCAAGACCCAATGCAGCTACACCTGCTGCTACTGATAGTAAATTACTACCATCCATCTTTCCTATTCGTTCAAGACCATCAGTCATGTCAGAAAAACCCTTTCCAACTGCCTGCATGGCTTCACCGATTACATACAACGCACCACCCATTAATCCTAATGCCACTGCGCCAGCAATAATTAAAGGTGCTGCTGTACCAGCAATAGCACCGATTATTCCAAGTCCTGCCACTGCTGCTAATCCTTTACCGATTGTTTCCCAATCTAATCCTTGGAAATTTTGCATAGCATCACCAGTGATCCATAGAGCACCAGCAAGTATTACTAATGCAGCACTACCAATTAACATAGATGGAGAAGATTTTCCAAGCAACATAGCAATGCCAGCAAGTCCTAACAATGCCACCCCACCCATAGCGATACTTTCCCATTCAACATCAGCAAATTCTTGAAGTGCTTTTGCAGTTACGTATAATGCGCCAGCAAGTATCACCATCGATGCAGCACCTTTGATTACATTTGCATTACCAAATGAACCAATACCTTTAGCGATACCAGTTAACAAACCTTGTATACCTGATCCAATACCTTTACCTAGTCCAGCGATACCACCACCAAGTGCTTTAAGACCAGCACCAATTCCAGCCATTATACCACCTCCCCCACCTTCTCCACCAGATGCTGTCTTTGCTTTTTGTGAAGCTGCATCGCCTCTGGTATTCTCTTCAATCTTTTCCAGAAGATCAGTTTGAGAACCCATCATTCGATTATTTTCTAATTCAGTTTCTTCAGACTTACCTGCATTTGCTGCAGCTGTGGTAGCAGTTGGTGGTTTTAATGCAGCCGAGTTACCACTAAGATTACTAAGTATTGCTCTGTTCACTGGAGTTGGACTTTTTACATCAGTACCATAATCGTACTTTGCATATTCATCTGCATGGGTTTGTCGTTTATCCAATAAAGCACGACCTGCTTTAGATTTACCCATCTCCTCATCACTATGACCAGTAACTGCTTTAAACTTTTCTATAGCAGCTTCATTTTTCTTTATTTCTTTTGACGCATTGTGCGCACCTTCAAAATCTTTCTTTAACTGCTCACGTGTTCCTGGATTACC